ACATGGCCTACAATGGGCTGGACGGGGCCCTGACCATGGAGATCTTCGGGAAGATTCCCCAATCTCCTACGTACGAGGTGGAACGGTCGATGCTCCCCATGGTCATCGACATGATGGCCCGGGGAATACTCATCGATGAGCAGGCCCGGTCCAAGGCTTCTGAGGAACTCGGGGCACGTCTCGGTCGAGTGTCCGAAGGCTTCGACTATTTCTGTCAGGCGATCTTCGGTCGCACGTACAATCCCCGATCCTATCTGCAGATGCAGGAGTTGCTCTACCAGGACCTGCTCCTGCCCGAAGTCATCGTCTCAAAGAAGGGCGCGGCCAAGGTGTCGACCGACCGGGACACCCTCGAAAAACTCTACAATGGGTATGTCCGGGCACGCCCCTTCCTGTCGCACCTCCTTCGGATGCGTGACCTTGAGAAGACCCTGGACACCCTCGGCAAGAAACTCCGCGCCGGCCGATGGCATGCTTCCTTCAACATCGGGGGAACTGATACTGGCCGGTGGTCCTCGAGTTCCCACCCCTTCGGAATCGGGTCCAATCTTCAGAACATTGACGATTGGATCAGGCGCATCTTCATCCCAGATCCAGGCCACGTCTTCTTCAATTGTGACCAGCAGGGGGCAGAGGCCCGGGTCGTCGGCCACATTGCGGGGGACGAAGCCTACATCAAGGCCATTGAATCGGGGGACGTCCATACGATGGTCGCCTCCATGGTCTTCGGCTTCGAGCCCCGGAGAGAATTGGCAGACCGCAAATATTATCGGGACATGTCTTATCGAGACATTGCCAAGAGGTGCGCCCACGGGTGCCTCACCGAGGATCACGATGTCCTAACCCCCGAAGGATGGAAGCCCATTGCCTCAGTGGCTGCCGGCAATCTTGTAGCCTGCTGGGATACCGATGGCTCTATTCGTTTCCAGGGGGTTCAAGCTACTACCAACTTCATCTACGAGGGAACTCTGCACCACTTCCAGGGGACTGCATATGATCTGCTAGTTACCCACGATCACCGCATGCCCTACACTACCGACAGGGCAATCAAGGTGGCCCCTGCCTGCGGACTTCCCCCTAGTGCTTGCCTCCCGGTCGTGGGTGAATTGTCGGGAGGTTCTTTTACTTTTGATGTGTTCTCGACCCAGTGCGTTGCTGATGTCTCCTCTATGACTGTCACCAAGATTCCGACAGATGGCACTCCTGTCTATTGTCTTACTGTCCCTACGTCCTTCTTCCTCGTGCGCCGCAATAACAAGATCATGGTGACCGGGAACAGCAACTATGGGGGCAGTCCCTACACAATCGCTCGTGTCCTGAAGGTGGAGACAAAACTCGTCGAGGATTTCCAGACCAAATACTTCAAGGCCTTTCCCCACATTCGTAAGTGGCAGATGTGGGTCGCCCGCGAGATCCAGTCGAGGAGGCGACTCGTAACTCCTCTCGGTCGGGTCCGCAACTTCTGGGACAATCCGCGCGAAGACGCATCGATCCGGGCCGCAATCGCATTCGTTCCCCAGTCGACTGTCGGAGACCTGACTTCACGGGGACTCCTCGACATATGGACGAATGAGCCTGACGTCCAAATCCTCAACAACATCCATGATGCAGCCTTCGGCCAGATTCCCATTGGGCGAGAACAAGAATTACTTCCGCGCATCCTTAAATGGTTGACTCGGCCTGTCGATGTGGTAGACATATGGGGAGTCCGCCGCCAGATGATTATTCCCTGGGAAGCACAGACAGGGTACAACTGGGGGAAGAGACGAGCAGATAACCCTAGAGGATTGAAGGATTGGCCATGAGCACGTATTCGAAGGCCCGCAGTGAAGAACTGGCTGCCCGCATCCGCGCCTACTATCGGAAGACCGGGGACGAGGTCAAGGTGTGGGTCGAGAAGGAGGGGCCGAACTACGTGGTCCGCTCCAACATTACCTTCAAAATGCCTACTCCGGCGTGAACCCGCGCCTAGGCGCCCGGCCCCTGTCCCTACCTCCGGCCACCTATTCGGGGATTCAACGCCGGGGAATTATGTATGAGCGGAAAGTTGCCCAGGCTGTCTCCCAATCCCTAGGCATGGACGCCTTCCTCATCCACGGACAGTGGATCTATGTGAACGGGACGTTCTGCCAGCCTGACATCATCGTCATTCAGGACCGGGGACCACGCCTCGTCCTCGAAGTGAAGTTGACGAGGAAGGGCGGAGTCGAGCGCAAGCTCCGAGAAGTTTACGGTCCCCTGGTCCAGACCCTGTGGGGCGGGGACATAGCCTATGCCCAGGTCTATCGGAACATGGATGGGCGGGACCCTGACCACATTGGTCTTGAATCCCTGCCCACGCTCAAGCCCCTGTCCTATTGTGAGATTATGTGGCGCTAAGAGGTCAGGAGATGCAACTTCGTGCTTTCGAGTAGGCCGACCATCTGGAACGTGGACAGGAGGCCTGCGACGCACGTAATGCAGTTCCCATCTTTGACTGCCCCGATGACGGTCATGCCTTCAAGTTCCCCGCCCTCGATCAGGACGCGAAGTTCCTCGAAGGCTTTTTGAAGATGGGCCTGCCCTTCGCGCGCGTCCTTCTGGAACTGAACTACGTTTTCCACTGACTTCCTCCTTCAGAATCCGGCCGAGTGATTTGGGGTTCATCTTCTGCATGGGCGTACGGCTGATCTGGGCGGGGATCGAGGCGCGACTTATCGTCATGACATTTCCACTCCGGAAGAAGGATCCCGTACAGGTATCCCAGGTTACTCATTGAGACCCTCCATGAATAGGGTAGCCTCGGCCTGTCTTCGCCGCGTCAGGCCTGCCAGCCTTATGCCCGCAGCCATGTTCCAGCGTAAAAATTGGCCGGGCACCTCGTCCCACTCCCCAGAATTGACCTTCTTGAGAAGGGTACTCCGGGCAAGGGCGCCCGCCCCCAAATTGTAGACGAAGGAGGTTAGGGCTCCTACAGACTTGGGGGAGAGGATCTGCCTGACATGACGCAAGACTGCCAGCTCACTCTCGGTCACGTCGCGCATAAGGAGGAGTTCAGCCTCGAGCCGGGTCAGGGGTTCCCTCGACATGGAGATGGGTCCCCGAAAGTCGCGCGTGGCCCCGTAGCCTATTGTGGGGACGCCCGCAGGACACAGGTAGGGCGAGAGGTGCAGTCCCTCGAAAGTGCGGACTAAGGATAGGGCGTGCTCGTTCACCGCAATCTCGCAAGGCTCCGGGTTGTCCTGTAGCCGAAGAGGAATCCGAGGACTGCCTGGATGGCTTCGCCCACGAGGGACCCCCAGATGGCCTGGGCTGCGATCTCAAAGCCGGCCGGCCCGATGGCAATTGCCCGGTCAATGATCGCATAGGAGTAGAGGGTGGCGACCGCGAAGAAGAGGCACATCATGAGGGCTGCCGTCGCGGGCCTGATCAGGGCATTGAAGCCGTCGATCCACGGGATCTGGACTGGCCGCTGGGATTCGAGGATGGCCTTCATCTGCTCGCCCGACGCCTTGATCTGCTCGACCACGAGATTGGCATCGGTCTCCTCAAGCTTGACCTGGGCCTGGACCTGAAGGAGTTTAAGTTGGAGGTCGGACTGCAGGCGCATCCGCTCCACTTCCCGGTCGTGCTCCCGGCTTTCACGCACCTCTTTCATGATGTCGGGGACCACGCCCCCGAGGATACCGAGGACGGTCGAGATGAGGGCTGTAATCATTTGGATTTACCTGAGGGGGAGATGGGCCAGTCTTGGCGGGCAGGACCCTGCTTCTTGCGGGCCATCGTAGCTTTCTGGGCAGGACTCAGGCGGGCAGCAGCCTTGGCCGGGCGGCAGGCGGGATAGGCCCGGGTTCCCTTCTCAGGGCCAGATCGACCACAGGCCTTGCCCGTCTTCACGTCGACCCACTTTTCGCCGAACCACTTGCCAAGGCCGCCCTTCATTTGGGCCGACCCTTCGCCTTGCTTACGCGGTTGTCCGCGCCGCCCCAAGTCCCACCCTTCTTCTTGTACTCCTTGGCAGCCCACGCATTCGCGTAGGCACTGTTTCCAGTCACGCAGATCACTCCGTCTTGAACCATGGCGGCAGCCCATAATTTGGGGTTCTTGGGGGTGGATTTGGCCATCAGCAGTTCCACGCCCTCAAAGATTTATTGACTCTGGAATTAGGATCGTTTGCTGTCTTGGCCGAGGTTAGTTTCTTCTTTAGCCCTTTCATCCGGGCACAGAATGAGTCGCGCCTCGGGCCACCTTCAGGCTGGGGTGCCTTAAGGCCGGGCTTCCCAGGATTGGCCCTGTTATAGGAGGCACGGCCCCGCGCATTGAGGCCGCCTTCAGGGTTTTTGCCTTCGGACCTAGTCCAGGCTGGTGTCTTCATGCGATACTCCGGGTTGCCCCATCATATCACGGAGGAAGGTGTGAGTCAAACATTTGAGAGAGGGACGGCAACTTCTGATTCTTATCTCCGAGGATCAGGCGCCAGAGCGTAGGACCGATGCCCTCCCCGTGGCAGTAGATCTCGATGCCCATCTCTCGGGCATGTTCGAAGAAATGCTGGGCATCTTGGGAAGCTGCGAGGAGTTCCCCAGTCGTCCAGAACTTCACGCCCCCGCCCTTCCCAATCTGGACCTGCATGAACTTTGGCCGGCCCTTATCGTCGACTGCCTTAGGATCGACCTGGGATTCGGGATAGGAGAAGTCGAAGCCGAACAGGTGGAACTTCGAGAAGCCTAGGGCCTGCCCGAGCGAGATCATTCTCCAGGCCGCGCATGTTCCCCCATTGATGAGCATTGCGCCCGGAGGAAAGACTTGGGCATCCATCAGGGCCTTGGTCATTGCGTGCCAGCCCCAGACATTCGGGGTCAGACTCAGGCAGTGGCGCGTGACCGAGGGGTCGGACATCGAGGCCAGGAGGACCTTGGTCGAATCGGGAATGTGTTCGAGGAGGGTGGTCCGGACGATCCCGTGGGTAGACTCGCCCTTAATGTCGCGCGGGTCCAGTAGAATCAGGTAGTCCGGGTCCAGGCCCCACGAGCACAGGGTGGGGAGGGAATGCTTGACGGCAGCAATGTGGGCCCCGTCTTTCCAGAGGCGCAGAATCTTCTCCTTGCGTCGGGCAATGTCCGGGCCCCCCGAGACCACGACCAGTTCTCCTAGGTGAGGACGGACCTTCCCTACCCAGCGCCTGACGAGAGACAAGTTCGTCCGCACATTCCCAATAATGTGGTCCTTGGGCATGCAGTCCTGGGCCTGGACCTTGATGGGGACGGGGCCTGCAGGAGCGAGGTTGAGTGCGGGAAGGCCCGCCCCTACGGCCGCAATATGGACGATGCCCCCGCCCATGACGGGATCCTGGGAAGGGTACAGGGTCTTCTCGCGGTCAATGGAATCGAAGACCCGCTTGACCCCATCGAATTCTCGGGGTAGGTTGCCCTGAGCGTCCGGGCTGTAATAGTCATCGAAGACTACGACGGGGACCCGGGCCAGCATAGTCCAATCGTGGAGGACCGTCTTATGGGAATGACCCCCGTCGATGAAGGCGAAGTCTGCCGCCACCTCAGTCAGGGTGTCGAGTGTATTGCCCCGGGTCAGGGTGAAGGAGAACTTTTGTCCGCGCTTCTCGACATCAGCCTGAAATTTGCGGAGCTTCTCCTCTACATCATGCAGAGTGAAGTGTTTCTTCACATTGTTTTCAAGGGCATCTGACTCGGGCGTGGCCTCCTCGAACAGGTCATACCCAAGGTAGGTCACATGGTCGTGGTGCCTGAGTGCAATCTCGGCCATCTGAGTGGCGCGCGTCCCATCCCATGTGCCCGTCTCGACGATGGTCCGGGGCTGGACATAGTCAACCAGGGCAAGGAGTTGACCGTACCTATTGGAGGGAGCCTGGACATTGTTCTTGCGGGCCCCCTTCAGATGCGTAAATTTTTCGCGCAGGGGAGAGTGTTCAAAGGCAGACAGGCCGTCATAGGCAGGGTCGGTCAGGGAGTGAGTCTTCAGACCATGAAGGCGGTGCATCACGAGGAGCCTTGAAAAGACGAAGGCATCGGTCCATTCGGCATAGTTGAAGATGTCGCCCGACATGTAGATATCCCACATGTCTGCAATCAGGCTGCGGGCCCGGACACCCTCGAAATAAATGAAGCCCGTCTCGGCATAATTTATGCCCGTCCGGTCCAGATATGTGATATCACCTGCGCAGATCTGGCGGATCCAGTCGGGCGAGATCGGTCCCGTCGTAATGGTATCGGCATCGAGCCAGACGAATTCCTCGCAGGCAAGGGCAGCATCATGGATGGCAAAGACTTTGGCGCAGAACTTGTAGGCATCGTACCGATAATTGTAGCCTTGGGGTCCCTGTCCATTCTTATCTTTGTTCTTGTCGCGGAACTCTTTGAACCCCTCGACTTCCTCAAGATGCCGGACAGTCACTCCTGGGATTTGGAATCCGGGCATTGAGTCTACGTAGACGACAAGGTCCAGGCCCGTCCACAATTGGGTAGATTCAAGGAAGCGTCGACCGTACAGTTCGTAGCCGGCCGGTCCCCACGACGTAACAATTTTCATCGGTACAGATCCACTGCATGTTTCCAAGTAAAGTATTCGCGTTCGACGAGGCGCCGCTCTGCCTCCCACTCAGGGGCGTAAGGCACGTCCTTATAGGCGGGGAACCACGGGCCACCCTCGGTAAAGTGAATGGCCTGGGGCGGCTCGACCGTATATCGGCGCGTCGTCGGAGAGTGGCCCGGGATCCAATTCCAAGATTCGGGCAATTCCCCAATGTCTTCGGTCCATTCGAACGAGTGGAGGTACGATCCCGGCTTCGTATTGACCGTCTCCAGGTCGAGCTTCTGGCAATCCGCATGGTACGGATTGAAGACCATCAGGCTACTCCACAATTTCCTGGAGTATTGCGTCTGGGCCTGCCCGTCCATCTTCAGGAGGGTCGACGGACTGTATTCGTGCTGAACGACTGAGACGGCCCGGGTCGGATCCACATGGTCGAGGAGACGGGCCAGATCTCCCAGGAAGAGAAAGTCACAGTCGGCAAAGATGACCGGGTCCTCGATGCCATTGTTGCGGGCAATCAGGGGAGTGAGGAACCGACTGAAGGAGAACTCGGTCGAGAACGGAAGGCCATCGACGGCATCGATCATCTGAGGACCTGACCGCCTGATTTCGCGCCAGTACTTTCGGACACCCCGCAACGTGTTCAATTTTAGGGGGGTGATCTCCATGGGAAGACTGCACCGCCTCTTGGCCGAGTGGGCCGCGACTTGGTAGGCCATGTCCTCGCGCGGATCATAGCCCAGGAACAGGTGAATCATGAACAAATTTTAGGGAAATGCCCCTCTTATGTCAAGAAAATTCACGCAATCGTTCCGCATAGTAGGGCCGGGCTGCCGGCGGCACAGCTTCGAGGCGCTGAGGTGTGCGCATCTTCTTGATTTTTTCCTGGATGGACGACTGGAATGCGGCAGGATCCCGGACGATCCGCTCAAGTAGGGGTCGGCCCCGGTCATACTC